GGGGTTTTGGGTTTGCCGTGGCGGGTTGGTTTCGGTTTGCAGAAGTGGGGTTGGTGGTTGCGTCAGGATGTGGTGTTGGTGTCGGAGGGGGTTGTTGATGGTGAGGTAGTTCGGTTGCATCGGTATTTGTTTTTGTTGTCTAAGGGGCGCGGCTATTTTTTTGATGGTTTGGCGATTTCTGAGCGTGCGAAAACGAAACCTGGGGCTACTTGGTTGGAGCGTAAGGCGGCGGGGGCTACGGCGGGGAATGTGATTGTTGATGATGGTAGGCGTAATGGGACGCAGAGGGTGGTGCACGGGAAAGGGGTTTCTTCTAATTTGACGCGTCAGGATGGTTTGCGTAATCGGCGGTCGGTGTGGTTTTCGGGTGGCGGTGGGGTTGGGTTGTCTGGTGATGTTGTGGATTTGTGTGTGAGGTCTGGTTCTCGGGTGGGGGATGTTGTGTGGGATGTGTTTGGGGTTGGTGACGTGGAGGGGGTTGCTGTTGGGTTGGGGCGGCGTTTCGTTTCAGGTTTTTAGGGTTGTGGTATTCTTGGTGTGTTATTCCCATCTAGTTACGCACCGAGGTGCGTAAGGAGGCAATGTAATGCTTGGTTACAAACAAACTCGTGGAATCGTCACTTTGTCAAGTGAAGAGGTTCTCTCTACTGGTACTGGCAAGGCTCGCATTCGTATGCCTTTCGCTGGTTCGATTATCAGTGTGACGGCGTCGGTGTTGTCGGCTCCTGCTGGTTCGTCGGCGATTCTTGATGTGAACAAGAACGGTACGACGATTTTCGGTACGCAGGCGAATCGTCCGACGATTGCCGCGGCTGGCGTTTCGGCGACTGCTGGTACGAACTCGGTGAAGACTTTCGCTGCTGGTGATGTCATCACGGTGGATGTGGACCAGGTTGGTTCGGGTACCGCTGGTACTGGTTTCACTGTCGCTATCGCTTACGACGGTAAGAAGAACGCGTAAGTTTTTCCGTACTGATTTCGGTACGGTTGCGCTTTTCACCTTGCTCTTCCCCCTATTCCTTTGTTGGGGGTTGAGCGAGGTGTTTTGCGTTTTGTGTTAAGTTTTGTGTATGCCTGAGTTGAATGCGAACACGCCTCCTGTTCACTGTCTTGTGCGAGGCAACTTTCTCAGAAATCAGTTAGATAGTCATGATGAGAAGTTTCCTGTGGTGATTTTTGGGGTGGCTTCTATTACTGACCGTGCACCTGTTTTCCATTTTTTGATGGAGGATGGTGGTGTGTGGTGGAGGGCGCCTGTTAGCGCGTTTTGTTTTAGTTATGAGAGTCCTGTTGTGGATATTCATGATTTGGTGATGTGGAATTGTTTTTCGCCGTATGTTTCGGTGACGATTTTTGAGCATATGCGTGGTAGGTCTATGACTTATGTTGACCGCCATAGGCGGGAGGTGAATGGCAAGTATATGTTTACGCTTGATTGGCATCATCCCGATAACAATATTCCTGATACGAATTATTCTCAGAATTCGGCTAATCATAAGTGTGGTCATGTGATTGAGCGTGATGATGGGAATATTGCTATTCAGCCGAATAATCGGATTCGTTTGTGGGACCCTTCGCATACCACGAAGAAGGGTCAGGTGTTGATTGAGCGTTTAGTGAGTGATGATATTTGGGGTGTTGAGGATGGGAATAAGTGGTTGACTTCTGACGATGATAAATATGATTATGGGGTTGATGTCGTTGAGTGACGACGTTTTAGATTTGTTGTAGTTCGTGTTCTTTTAGGACGAGGCGCGGTCCGTGTCCGTAGTCGGCTGACTGTGCGTTTGCGAAGAAATGTTCGCGTGTCGTTCCGCCAAGTATTTGGAATTTTGTGTTGGTGCCGATGTTTTCTAGTTGTGTGGACGGCTGGTCGCACCATACGACGAGGCATTGTTCGGTTTCGGGTTTCCACAGCCCATAGTTGCAGTGTTTTGGGTCGTTGATGATGAGCGTTTTGCGGGTTGAGGTTTTGATTTCTGTTGTTTTGCCGTTGATGGTGGTGTCGTGTCCGAGGTCTGCTCCGATGTAGATGTCCCAATCTACGGTGGTTCCGTAGTGGCGGGCGGTGATGACTTCTCCTGCTTTGCCCATCATGATGATGCCTTTGGGTGTCATGGTGGCGGTGTATTTGCGGTCGGTGACTTTGTGTTGGCGTTTGTTTTCGTAGCAGTCGTTTACCCATTTGCGTAGGTATATGACTTCTTTTGCGGTGAGGCGCATTATGGGGTATGTCACGGCTATTTATCGTATTCGGGGTTGAGCATCATGTCCAACACTTCGTGTTGTTCAAGGATGAAACCTTTGGCTGGGTTGTCGCTTTTGGGGGCGAAGTTTTGTTTGGTTTTTTCGCAGAATCGTTTGGGGTGTGCTCGCATGTATCGTTTAAGACGGTCTGTTTTTATCATTATAAATGCGCCGTCTAGGTGGTATTGGTAGACCCACCATTTTGCGGTGGTGATGTTGATGCCCGATTTTTTCCAACCTTCGTTGCGTGGATTTTGGTCGGTTTCTATGGCGATTCTGCCATTGCGATAGCGGTCTGTTTTTATTTCTATTGAGCCACTGTTGGCGTCATTTAGGAAATCGCGAATGATTTGTTCCCCGTGTTCTCCGTGTTGGAGGTCTTTCAGGAAGTTTGGTGGTATGTCGTATTCTCTCATTGTTGTTCCATGTTCAGTCGGGCATCTTCAACATATCGGGGGTCTATGTCGTAGCCAATGTATCTGCGTCCGAGTCGTTTCGCTGTGGCGGTTGTTGTTCCGCTTCCGTTGAACGGGTCAAGCACGACATCGCCACTGATGGTCGTGAGAAGAATGCAGTTTTCTACAAGTTGTTGTGGAAAGGGCGCAGGGTGAGTCGTTTGTTTTGGTGGTGCAATGTTCCACACCTCGGTTATGTAATCGGGATTTACATTTTCTCTGTGGGTGCGGGGTTTGTTTTTCGTCAACCAATACACATGTTCGGTGTTCGGCAGTAGATGGTCTTTGCGAATATTTGGACTGTTGTGTCTATTCCAAATTATGAGTTGGTAGATGATTGCGTTTGTTTTATGTATGAACTCGGTTGGCAGTCGTGCTTGGTTGTTGTATCGTCGCGGTTTGTGGTTAAAAAAAATTGAGCCGTCGCTTTTTATGACGCGAAGAAGTTGGTTGATTACCGCAATCATCCATTCTTGATATTCTTCCTCCTGCATATTGTCGTGGTACGAGTTGTAGTCAATGTTGTGTTTCTGCCAAATCTGATTGCTGTTTTGTGTTCTGCCTTCCTGTATGCCTTTTTTGTTGTAGGGGGGTGATGTGACGACCGTGTTGACGGATTCGTCTGGAAGTTTTCGCAGTTCACCGAGCGCTTCCGCGCACCTGATTATGTTGGTCTCAATATTGGGAGACGACATTTCGTCCTGTTTATTTTGTAACGAATGGGACTGTGTTGTCGTTACCGTTCAAGATGCTCTCCTCTTCCTGTTTCAATACTTTATTGCGGGCATGGATTGCCGAAGCGCTTTGACTGTTTCCGTGGGGATTCATGATGGTGAAACGCTTATCCAACTCTTTTATCATTTCAAATCCGTCCTGAGTAATCCGCCATTGAATACCGTTGGAATGGCGTTCAAGGAAACCCGACTTTGTGAGAGTGTTCGTATAGTGTTTTATTTTGTTTCGGTCAATTGCTTGTACCTGAAAGTCAAAGTACTCGGTTCTCGTGAACCACGCACCTTCTTTCATTCGTGTGCGCATGCGTGCGTAGCACAATACCATGTAGGAGCCGCGTCGTCCCCCCTTCGCCATGCCCGCGACCGTGTTGGCTTGCCTATCTAAATTTTGGGTGTTTATTTTGCGACTGCTCATGATGCTAGATTCTACGGTCATGGCACACCTTCCTGCTACCCAAATCATTTCGTCGGAGTTCAAGTTTTGGGACAAAAATCCCCCCGTTATGGGGGGTGTTTGGCAGGATGCTTCTGCTTGCGCGTTGGCGCATATTTACGATGTTGTGGACGAGATGCGGGATGCGGAGTATGACCCGCATTTGCCTGATTTGCGTAACACGATTGATGACGGTATCGGCTCATTTTTTGATGAGCCCATTTTTCCTGCTTTGCATCGTTTTGCTTTTTGGCGTGATTTGGGGGCGTTGGGTGTTGTTGTTTCACGAAAGTTTTGTGAGCGTCCGCTGAGGCAGATGTTTGTGCATGAGACGCTCGTGCGTAAGCAGACGGATTACGGTCATGACAATATTGCGCGGTTCGGTTCGCGTGGTTTGTTGGTGCGGATGCATGACAAGGTTGCTCGTTTGGAGAACATTGTTGCGAAGGGTGTTGACCCAAAGAACGAGTCGCTGTTTGATAATTTCATGGATGTGGTCGGCTATTCGGCGATTGGTTGTATGTGGGAGGCGGACGAGTTTTTGTTGCCGTTGGCTAATGCGAAAGCGTCCTGAGCATCGTAAGAAGCCTCAGCCCGAGGGGTTGCGGTTGGCGGGTTCGCATATTGTGCCGAAGGGGTTTAAGCCGTATGTGGTGCGTGACCCCAAGACGGAGCAGGATGTGGTGGATTTTTTGTCGGATGCAGCGGAGGCTGGTGATGTGGATGCGGAGTTGTTGCTCGGTCTCCTGAAAGTAATGTCTTTAAATGATTTGATTGTTGAGGGTGCTATTCGTATTCAGCGGGGTTGATGCCTGTTTATTTTGTGGGGTGTCAGGCTCTGTAAAATTGGTGTGAGGAAAAATCTATGTTTGACGCTAATCAGGCTGTACACGACTTCTATCTCGTCATGTCCAACGCACAAGAAAAAAGCGAATCGCCGTATACAAACAACGCGTTGCGTGAACGCATCAAGGCTCGCGTGATGGCTGGCTCGGAAGGTGGGAGACCCGGTCAGTGGTCTGCCCGTAAAGCGCAACTTGTTGCCGCGAGATATCGGAAGGCTGGTGGCGGATACAAGAAAGGCAAACGCCCAAACAAGAAGCAGCGGTCGTTGAAAAAGTGGACTCGCGAGAAGTGGCGCACTTCTGATGGTAAGCCTGCTTTGCGTGGTGGGAAGATGCGCAGGTATCTGCCCGATAAGGTGTGGGGAAGGTTGTCGCCTGCTCAGCGTGCCGCTACGAATCGCAAAAAGATTCAAGGCGATAACCGCGGACAGCAATTCGTTGCGAATACCGACACCGCCAAGGACAAAGCGAAAAAATACCGACAGAGTTCCAAGTCGTTGGGTGAAACAGTCGGCAGAACTATGGGCACAATTGGGAACATTGGCAAATTGTCATCGTATGACGGCGACGGTGACGGCTTTGTCACTGGTCCTAATGGAATAGATAATGTTCCGACCCCTCTAAAAATAGCGTCTGATGCCGTTAAGGGTCTTTCGGTGCGAGAACGCGGTGATGCCTTGATTGCCCATATCCGAAAAATTGACGAAAATGGTCAACAGACTGACTCTGTGATGAAGTTGGCTAAGGCTTTCAACCTTGGCAAAGAACAAGTCAGGAAACTCGTTGACGGAACTTCACCTGAATATTTTGATAGACAGAAATTATTCACGGAAAAATTGGATGCTGAGCGAACAAAGTTCATCAAAGAGAATGACGGAATGTTGCTAAGTGATTTGGCTAGGTCGCTTGGGATGACCGTGAACCAAGTTTCCAAATTTCGTGTGACCAAAGCGGGATTGGGCAAGCGCAGGGAAATCGTCAATAAACGCCCCAAGCGGGTCGTCAAGTGGGGTGGGCAGAACGTCCCTGTGGAGAAAAAAGAAAAAGATTTAGTGTCAATCAATAATTTTTGGTCCATGGGATTTACCCACGCGGAAATAGGCAGACGTCTTGGTCTTCAGCCGGGTGTCATTCAGGAGTCCATAAGACAACTAGAGAAACGCGGCACCTTGAAGGATAGACCTTCTGTTGAACAGGCTGTCATCAATCACGCGCTGGACGGATTTACGGGTGTAGAAATATCAATGCAACTAAGACTGACGGAAGATGAAGTAGATAAAATAATTAGAGATGCCGGTGGTTTGGAAGGTTTTGAAAGAGGGAAGCGTGTCCTTGATTCTGAAAGATACGTCCGCAGACAACAAAGTTTTCCGTTCGTTGGAGAAACACGACAAGAAGAGGTTCGGAGACGCCTAGATAAACTTGAAAACGCGAAAAAGCGGAGAGCCGAAAGACGTCGGGAAAGACGAAAAGCCAACAATTATTCAAATGATGATACGATGCCGTAATGGATGTCAATAAAAAATCTGCTCCACAAAAACAGGTAGTAGAAATAGTTAGGGTGGGGCAGTGGGGGCGTGTTGAGTATCAGCATATCCTTGAATGTGGGCATGTTGAGGTCCGTAAACGTCCGTCAAAAACGGACAAAATAGCGTGCGCATGGTGCGTTATCGCCACAGAAAAACAGCGAGAACTCCGCACCCTGACAGTTGTACCTTCTCCGATTACCGAAGAACCGTGGGACTTCTATGATGATGTTGCCGTTGATGAGATAAGGCTTGCGCAAACACGGTCAGCATTGGCACACGCTCTCGGATGCTCGCAGGAGAGCATAGAAATTGTGTCATCTGTTGACGAAAATGGGGACTTGACGGTGAACTACATGACTGTATTCCTTGACTACGGGCAGGCGCTGACAATAATCAAAAAATCGCAGAACATCGTTGACATCTGAATTGGTTCATGGTTATGCTTGGAGCCCATGAGCAAAAGCCTCCGCGCAAATCTCCCATTCGATTCATCCAAAGGCGCCTGCCGCGAACACGGCGTTCTTGTGTTTTATCCAATCGTGGAAAAACCGACAATGTCAATCAAGATGCGTGCGTTAATTCAGGAAGCAAAAAAGATTTGCTCTACATGCGAAGTTAGAGAGCCATGTCTCAAATATGCCTTAGAGAATGAGTCGCACGGAATTTGGGGTGGATTATCGGAAACCGAGCGACAGTATCGTAGATTGGAATTAGGTATTGTTTACAAACCGTGGGAAACGGGAAACGGTACCGAGGTGGAATCCACAAATGCGATTCGTGCCCGTCGTCGTTGGCGGGATGCTGAACGAAAACGACAAGAACGTGAACGCAAAGCAAAACAACGAGACAAACAAAACCCCAACCGAAAAAAGAGGCGTTCCAATGTGAAATCCGATGTGATAATCAGGGATGAAACGATTAAATCAGAATGACGCAACTCGCCTCTCCGACAGTTGAGTCGTTCTTAAACAAACTCAGCGGTGTAAAGAAAACTGGCGCCGGTTGGCAGGCGCGTTGCCCGTGCCGCAATGATGACGAAAACCCATCTCTTTCTGTCGCGCAAGGAAACGACGGTCGCGTCCTCGTCACATGCCACCGTGGTAACGGTTGCGATGTGGTGCAAATTTGCACATCCCTCAGCATGAAAGTCACCGACCTTTATCCCCCACGCAAGGAGGAGCGGAAACTTTCTCTTGTTGCGACATATGACTACCGAAATGAAAAAGGCGAAGTTATCTATCAAAAACAACGATTCGTAGACCAATGGGGAAAGAAAACATTTAAGCAACGCAGACCCGACCCAAGCAATCCCAAAAAATGGATTTACTCGTTGGAGAATATAGACAAAACGCTATATCGTCTCCCCGAAATTATTCAGGCTCGTGAAAATAACGAAGTCATATGGCTCGTTGAAGGCGAAAAAGATGCAGACAATTTGGTCAAACTTGGCTGGTGCGCAACGACTCCGCCAAACGGCGCTGGCAAATGGCAAGATTCGTTTACCGAAATTCTTCGTGGGTGCGGAGTATTCATCATCGCCGATAATGATGCACCGGGTTGGGAGCATGCGAAAGACATACAACGCCGATTACAAAAAGTTGGATGCACGGTTAGCACATTTGTGCCACCCAAACAATTTAAAGATGTTTCCGAACTATTGGCAAACGGGGGGAATCTTGAAGAACTAATTGATTTCAAAGATGCAGAGCCTCTTAGTTCGGAAGAACGAAAAGATGAAGAGAATGAAGAGTCAGATGAACAGGCTTTATCGGATGCAACATCTTCACTTGAGTCCATAGCCTCGCAAATCACCAAAGTTTTATTGCGCCAAGACCTTTCTGAAGATACGCGAATTTCTCGTGCGACGATGTTGCTCAATCAAATCAAAGGTGAGAATGACTACGACCGAGGGCGACTCATTAATTGGCAGGATTTTCTTGGTGAGTCAGCAAACGAGGAATTTGATTGGGTTATTGACAATCTGATTGAACGAGGCGAACGCATAATGGTGGTGGCAGCCGAGGGAGTCGGCAAAACCATGCTTGCGCGACAGGTAGCGATTTGTGCTTCCGCGGGTCTTCATCCGTTTAATTTTTCTCGTATCAAACCTATTCGCACCCTGACTATTGACCTTGAAAATCCAGAGCGTATTATCCGACGAACATCTACGAATATCATGAACGCGGCACTGCGTTACGGGCATGTAAAACATGTTGACGCACACATACTTATCAAGCCTGCTGGCGTGGATTTACTGAGGGCTGAAGACAGGGCAATCATTGAGGAGGCTGTGGAGAGAATCAAACCAGACCTTCTTTTTGTTGGACCTTTGTATAAATCATTCGTAGACCCGGGCGGGCGAACATCAGAGGCTGTTGCCGTTCAGGTAGCAAAGTTCTTTGACATGATTCGCGACTACCACGAGTGTGCATTGTGGTTGGAGCACCATGCGCCCTTGGGCTCGTCAATGAGCACGAGGGATTTGCGTCCGTTCGGGTCTGCTGTTTGGTCGCGGTGGCCGGAATTCGGTCTTTCGCTACATCCTGACCCAACAATTGTTGGGGAATATGTTTACGATGTGCGACATTTCCGTGGTGCGCGAGATGAACGACCATTCCCGACTAAACTTAGAAGGGGTAAAGTATTTCCGTTTGAATTAGTTGATGTGAGAGACCAAATATGACAGAAAAAGGTTTGACTCGTGAGTTCCTAGCCGAAAGGGATGTACGCATATTCAAAATGCGTCAAGCGGGTATCACCACCGCGGAAATCTCAAGAAGGTTTGGCATGACCAACAACGCTGTCAGTTCGTCTATACGGCGACAATTGGGCAGGTTGAGCCAAGAAGCGCTTTTGGCATATCCGGAGGTCTTACAGATGGAACTGGAGCGTCTGGACGCCCTTCAGAGCGCAGTGTGGCCGCTAACGCAACACAGAAAGGTCAAGTTGGATGATGGCACCGAGGTGTCTGTTGAGCCCGACATCAAAGCGGTGTCAACTATTTTGTCAATTATTGACAGGCGTGCTCGTTTGCTGGGAATGGAGCAGAACAATTTGAATGTTCGTATGGATGTTCACGACTCCACGCAAAATCAGTTGCGGGCTGTTTTGGCTGGTGCTCCCGGTGCGCAAGTTTCTGAGAAGTTTGACGCTGAGGCTGAAGCAAAGAAATTGCTTGCGATTATGCGTGATTCTGGCGTGATTGAGGAGACGACGGTGAATAAGTTGTTGGGCGATTTCCCTGCGTTGACCGAAGGTGGGGAAGACGATGAAGAGAAGAACAAAACTCAGTCACAATGACGGGGTGGGTTGAAACCACACACTCCCCCTTGTCAGGAAGTTGTTCTTTTACCATCAATCTCATCAACCATCTATCTGTTCCGTCATAGCGAGGCTGAAAAGGTTTCCTGCCGTGGGCAACCTGATGATTGTCAATAATAAGAACATCACCATCTTCAAGAACAATTTCTTTTATATTCTCGTCAACCAATTTCTTGAAACATTCCAAAGCGGAACTTGCAACTTCGGTTTTTCCCCTCATCAGGTCTTCGTCAAAAACGAACTTAAACTTTTTGTGTCTGAAATTAATGACCGGCACCAACCATTCGTCGTATTGTTCTTTGTCTTCCTTGAAAGACAAATCAGGTTGGATATAAAATTGGGGGCGCATCAACTCGTACATCAATCCGACATCTATATTTCTTAAGATGTCCCCAAAATTCACGTATGTGGTTGGAGCACTCTTATCTCCGCGTAAACACATTAAAATAAGAACATCTGGCTTGTGCGGATGAAATGCTGTTTCTGTGTGCATTTTCAGCAATGCTTTGGAAGATGAAGAAATTTGTGCGAATTCCGTTTTGGGATTGGGAAGTATGTGTTGAATCAGGCGACCGTTCTGCTCCTGTTTGTAGGCGACAGGGAAACCATAATGAGCGCCGAACTTCAACAACAAATCGGATGCCTGTTTTACGATGTCATCGCTCATCGGTGGTACTAGCGGAGTCGCAGGAATCTGACCTATCTCAACGCCTTTGATTAGCGTTAGGGGTTCATTCGGTTGAATCGCCATCCCGTTTGCCTTCTCTGCGTTTTCGTTTCGGCGCAAGGTCGTGAGTTCTGAGTGGATGACCGTACGGCAAGCGGGTTCTCCGTTTTCCTGCCTTGGTTCCCGGCACTGTCTCATACTCTTTTGTTAAGTAATTGAAGCGTGTTCGTTGTTGTGCCCCACGAGAAACTTTCTTATTTTTCTTTCCCATTACCTATTGTCTCCATCTCCACTTAAAGTATTTGACTGTTTACGCTTTAGAAGTTTTTCAATGTTGTCTCGGGCGACTAGACCCATATTCATATCAACTGCAGAACACAGTTGGGCAACATACCACAGAACATCGCCTATCTCCGCCGCTAAAGCCTGTTTCATTTCAACTGTTAATTTTGAATCGTGGTCACGAATAATTTTCTTCACTTTGCCTGCCACTTCACCTGCTTCCGACACAAGACCAAGCGAGAGATACTCCAACATTTTTTCTTTTGGGTAAATAGCAGTTTGACTTGTTCTCCATTGATAGTTCGCAAAATCCATTTCGTGCACCTTCATAAATCATCTCTGTAGAATATTTCAAAACCCAAATCTATGATTCCGTCCGCAAGGGTTGCGTAAAATGATTCTTTGTATTCATCGGGTTGATTTGAGTCGACATCCAATTTTAATGCAGCGTTTAGTGTCGCTGCATATGCTAGGTCTCTCAATACATTAAGAGCAGAGTACCGTAAAGCCTTTCCGAACTCAACCACACGACCGACTTTGATTGAGTAGGGAACTGATACAAATACGGGTTCTTCACCAAAATGCGTGAAAGATATACATTCCGAAACAGGCGAATTCGGTTTTGCAAAAAGGCTTGCCAAATCTTGGTCTTTTGTTTCAGATGGCTTCAAAGAACAATATCCTTCGGCAACAAATGTAAACGAATCGACACCCCAACCTTGTCGTTTTATGCATGCTGCTCGCGTCAATTTTTCCAAACGCTCATTTCTGCTTATCTGATGTGTCTTCATGAGTTGCATTATTGATACGAGTTTGTCCTGTTTCCAACTAAACAAATTTATGTTTATATCTTGACCGATTCCTTCCTCGTCAACGGTTTGTTGCTTGGCTATTTTCGTCGCTTCAACAGCAAGGGCTAGTTTGTCCAAGTCTGTTTCGTAGGAGCCGGTTTCCATCTAGTCCAAAATACCCTATATTTATTGGTCATAAAAGAACTAGGGTGTTTCATTTTAGGTAGCCCGAATGTAGTAGTTTGCTGTCATGGCACAAAAGAAGAAATCAACCCCACAGAAGAAGAAGTCACCAGCAAAAAAGAAGGCTACTCCTAAAAAGAACCCTTCCAAGGCTGTTGTCAAATCCAATACCGCAGAAGCGGTAAAGGACGCCACTCAATCCGTGGCGGCGGCAGTGACTGAAGACATCAGTGCAGCGGAAAAGTATGTTCAGGATGTTCTGAATCCTGTCATTGTTTACGCGAACGACCTGAAGTCCAAGTCGCTTCGTAAGCGTGTACTTGCGTGGTTCAAAAACTCTAAGTAGGCTTTCCCCCCATGGGGGATGAAACCACAATGACCGACCATCAGCAGGACGACGCTGCTCAAGAACAGCCTTTTGTTTTCAACCCAAAAATTCTTTTGGGTGATGTCCGAGAATCTTTGAAAAGTATCCCCGATGGGTCAATTCATTGCGTAGTCACATCTCCTCCTTATTGGGGTTTGCGTGACTATGGCACAGGCAAATGGGAGGGCGGGGACCCTAATTGTTCGCACAAACGCGATAGTAAACAAAGCGACAAAACATCCACTGGTCAAAGAAATTTAGAAGGCGCAATCGGGGACGGTATTTACAAATCCTATTGCCGCAGGTGTGGAGCAATCAGGATTGATAACCAACTTGGATTAGAACCAACATTTGATTCATATGTAGAAGACATGGTTGGTGTGTTCCGCGAAGTGCGACGCATCCTTCGCGATGATGGCACTCTGTGGCTCAATTTGGGTGACTCGTATGCGGGAAGCAACGGTAACGGATGGAAACAAACGATTGCCTCCACAAACGCTTCCAATGCTGGTGGCGAGAATGAGGACTTTCGTGCCCGCATCGGGCGCGATGACGGCTATCTAAAACCGAAAGATTTGGTCGGCATCCCGTGGCGTGTCGCTTTAGCGTTACAGCAGGACGGATGGTTTCTGCGACAGGACATCATTTGGCATAAACCGAATCCGATGCCCGAATCGGTAACAGACAGATGCACCAAGGCACACGAGTACATCTTCCTTCTAACAAAAAAGAGTCAATACTTCTTTGATTCCGAAGCAATCAAGGAGCCCGCAAAATATCCGCACGACAACAGGGGCGCTAGGGCTGACAGCCGCAAAGAAGCAGGAATCTCCAATGCGATGCACGGGATGACGGGTGCGTTCAAAAACAAGCGGTCGGTGTGGACAATAAACACAAAACCCTATAAGGAAGCACATTTCGCAGTATTCCCAACAGACCTAGTGGAACCGTGCATCAAAGCAGGCACAAGTGAACAGGGATGCTGTTCGTTGTGTGGTGCGCCTCGGGAAAGAGTATTGGAAAAGAAACCCGTCAATCAGGATGAACTTGTTGAAGAAGCAGTTATCACTGAAACACAGACTGTCGGATGGGCTAAAACATGCAAATGCGAAACTGACGAAACGGTGCCGTGCACGGTTCTTGACACATTCTTCGGTTCGGGAACAACTGGTGTTGTTGCGTTGCGTCTTGGGCGCGACTATCTCGGCTGTGAACTTAATTCAGAATATGCGAAAATAGCGACAAAGCGTTTAGCGGACGAAGAAGAAGAAATCAGAAAAGAAAAAGAAACGGAACAACTTAGCCTTTTTGAGTGAGTGATTCAGGTATCCGAATAGATATCTCTATTCTTTCTGCAAGCCTTTGAAGCAATGCGACAGCCTCGTGCGTCGCATGGTTCTCGCACCATTCACTCGGGTCTTTAGCCAAAGCAGATTCAACATACTCGTACGCAACATGTACTTTCCCTTGGTTAACTGGTGGGACACCGCATTCTTCTACCTCCAATAAACCTTCTGCTAGTTTGCGTTCTGACGCTCCGCACGCAAGAAGAATCCCGCCCATGATGTCAATTTTGTGGGTGTACGGGTCGTAGACGAGACTATTGGACAGACCGCGTCGCGAGATTGCTTCAGCAGCCCTATAGTAAATCTCGTGTACCCGTGCGTCTTTGAGCACTGAAATAGTTGTCACCGAATTGGGCAAGCCCCTGATGCGCAAGCATCAATGTCCAAGTCGTCACCCGAAATCGGCGTCAAGGCAACAGACATGTCAATCTTCTTAAACATGGCGCCGTATTCCTCTTCACTGATTTCTTCGTACGGTGGCAACGGGAAGTTGTGGTCGCTGTGAAGCAAGAACGATACCGATTTGATGTTCTCGTCGTAGTTCTTTGACAGCCATTCTTTGATGGAGTCAAGTTCTTCCTTACGGTAATAAACGGTTACCGAAACAGCGTTGTCTGCCCAAACTTTCTGCATTTTGGCTACCCATTCCAATTGCTCTATTGCGGTCATGTTCTTCGCGAGAACCGCACCCTCAGGCGACTTGCATGGGAACTCCACCACATACTTCGTGTGGTCTTCCCGTCCATCCAAACCAATGTCCCAAACAACCTTGTGTCCACGCTTGCGGAGCGAGTCCACGAGCCCATCGGCGGCTCCGAATCGTACGCGACGGATGTAGAACGGCGCGAAAGCAGGGTGAATGCCAGGTGTGACACCCGGAAGCAGCGAAAGCGTCCCCGATGGTTGGACAGTGGTCAAACGCACCGATTTCGGCAAGTTCTTGCTCTGTGAATACTTTTCGTCAAAATCAGCGAGCACCTCATAGGCGCAAGACAGCCAGCCTATTTGTTCTTCGGTGCACTGCAAGATGCCGGTGATGCTCTGCCCAAGTCGCGCATTCTTGCGGACAATATCGGTGGTCTTTTGGTACGGATATTCAAGGCGGGTAATCTGCTTTTGAAGCATGTAGAGAAGACGCGAAATTTCGTGAAATTCTTTTTCGCTGCGGACATTCGGCAAGAAAATCGTGGCTAGGTTGCATGACTCTCCGTCACTGAGACCGATTTCTGCGCACGGGTTGAAACCTTCCACTGTCGTGTCTACTTTTGCTTCTCCTGTGCGACCGTACTTGCGTGCAAGGCGACGGTTTACGAGACCGTATGGCTCTCCGTTGCCCGTGTAGCCCTTCCATAGTTCGGGCATGATGTGGTCGTAATAGTCCGCGTAAATGCTGTTGTTGCTGTTGGCTCGCCAAGCAGGAATCTCGCCCGATGCCCAATTCTTGGCTCGTAGGAACAAAACATCGTCGGGGTCTCCGATTGCGATTTGTGCCGAGCGGCGAGACGAGCCAGAGACGACGATACGACCGATGATGTTGCAGATGTCCAACACATCAATGGAGCGGAGTTTCTTCCCTTCTCGTGCTTGGAACACTTCGCTGATGTCCTTGATTCCTTCCACTAGGGCACCGGGTCCGCTTGCTGTGCCACCGAATGTCTTGAGCGGTGCACCGAACTCTCGGATAAGAATCGTTGAATACGAGAACGACTTACCTGTGTCAAAGAATGATTTAAGCACGCTGTGCAGGAGGCGGCGCCACCCCTGTCGTGAGTCGGGGACGATGATGTCGGCATCGTTGGTGCGCTCATGCGTGATTTTTACGCCCGCTTTGACCTTGGGGAGGTCGTGAATCTTGGAGCGTTCCACAGAGAAACCGACTCCGCCTCCGAGCATCAGGTAGTCAAACAGGAGTTCAAAGTCTTCAACTTTTTCAATGTTCGTGAAATAGCAGTTGTTCAGCGATGATGCGTTGAATTTCTTGATGAGCGGTGTGCCGAGTTGCCATAGTGCGCGACCCGAGAATGAACAGCGAAGGTTGTAGACATGGTCAAAGATGGCTTCTGTTTCTTTCTGCGTCCATGGAACATTGATGTCTAGGGCACCGTTGACGCATCGCGAAACTGTTTCAATCCATGTTTCGTTGCGGTCTACGCCTTCAATCGGGCGAGAGTATGTTCGCAGGTAGACGATTTCCCCAAGTCCACTGAAACCCCACGGCGGTGTAATGTGTCGGTACTTCTCAAGAAATTCGGGAGTCAGGGAAACGTCTTTCATAACGCAACTTTCGGATTTGGGTTGTTCGGGGAAAGAAACATTGTACCCCACCGAAGTGTTTCAGTAAAGCCGATTTGAGTGTTATTCGTTCAACAATCCGTGTTCTCGTGCTTGTGCAACAGTTATCATTTGCCCTTTGTGAAACTTAATCACTTTTATCTTTACATTTCCGTACATGATTCGTTCTTCAAGTATGTCTTCTTCTAACATAATCTTTGTTTGTTTGTCCAAAGACGGAAACAATCCCGTTCCTATCGGGTTTTGGATGGGTGATTCTTGTTGATGGGGCTTGCAGTCACCTGTCGGGTGACCACAAACAGGGCACGGCATGCGGTCAGCCCTAATAATACGGTAGTCACCGTACAAGTATTCATCACTCATACAGCAATAATAGTTGAAATAAGTGGTTTAGGATACACGCCTTGCATCGGGTGGTATTTCACCTGAAACTAAATATTCTTTCATTTGTTCTTCGGTCAGAGAAAACATATGATGTGAAAAATCCATGTTGCGGATATCTTCCTCAAGAGCCTCGCGTATGGATTCGTCAGCGCTAATTTGTTTGAAAGTAAGTAAAGTTCTACCGTCAAACCACCTATCGTCAAGGTCGTAGTCGTACCCGTCTGCTTCTCCTTTATGATTATGGGGATTTGTTACAAGCACATCTCCCACGAGATTCATGTTAAACAAAAGGCTTGCCACAGGGTTGACCGAAAGTCCCAAAAGAAGACCCCTGTCATGGAGATAGCCTCTTATGCGCTTTTCTGGGTCATGTACGCAATCAAATGCGTCCCCATCAGCAACGAGTTGAGACACGGTGACATGCGCATTCTTTTCGGGTAGGTCAACCCTTCGGTGCGTTCCGTCGGTCCTGAGAAGTAAAGCCCTCGTCACGGGGTTATCGCTTTTTGTTGTTTACTGAGTACTTCTGCTTCTTCAGGATTTGGAATTCTTCCTCAAAGATGCGCTTGAATTCCTTGTTGTATTTGTTTTCAAGGACAAACCAAGCACGACGCTTAGCCTCCATGCGCTGACGGTTTTCAGCCTTGCGAGCCTCTATGCGTTGCTTTCGCTCAGCGTCGGGAAGTGGCTTACGCCCCCTACGGGAACCGACCTGCTCACGCAGTTTTGTGTATGTAGTTTCCATATTGTTTGATACCTCATTTGCTGTTTATAGGAATATCCGATGTTGGTAGACACCTTAACTGATACCTAGATATTTTGCAACCCCTTATGGGATACCCATAAATGTCAACCGTCACACAATTACAGGCTTGTAATTTGGTCTTTTGGGGGGTTGACAAACGCATTTCAAGACCGTACACTTATGGATATGAGTAATAGCACCAACACAACACAACGACAACTACTTCTTCCTACGGTTAGGAACCTAGAAGAGTCTCGGGCGATTTGTCACGAGTTCTCTTCCGTTCTTACCGCAGGTCCAAGCAAATCAGAGGTCAAGGATTTTAACCATCCTGACCACAAAATCGTGACATTTGATGATGTCGTGACACCCGATTGGGGTGATGCTCCAACTTTTGAGCATGTCCGAGAGATGATTGGGTGGGGTCACGGTAGAGAAAATCTACTTGTCCACTGTCATGCTGGCATAAGTCGCTCTACCGCTACGGCGTGGGGAATCGCAATCTCCAACGGATTCAATGAACACGAGGCTTTCCACTTGCTGAAGCATAATCACCCCATTGTTTCGCGTCGCAATTGGTGGGGGAACGAACAAGACAAGACTTTGAGCGATGTATATAAGCGTTCATTCTCACCAAACGAACTCATCGTTGAGCACCTTGAACGATTGTTCGGGTTCAAGTCGGGTCGTTTACTTAAAATTCTGAACGCTTTCTTCCTAGGGGAATAATCCCATGGTTGCAACAAATCACGGCACATATAACGCCTATACGAATGGCAAGTGCAGGTGTGCGCTGTGCCGTAAGGCGGCTAGCGAATACATGAAAAAGTACCGACAAACCGAACACGGTTCGGGGTCGGCACGGTATTACGCTGTACTTCAGGCAAAACGGGCACAACTCGCGGCTCGGTGGGTAAAGAAAAACAGACCCGATGTTTGGGAAACAATTGCTTCAAAGGCGAACAAACAAATTGATAAAACTCGTTATGTTTCCGAATAGGCACGATACTGTAGATTTATATAACCGAGGGAAAAAGACCAATGACCGAGAAAGAATTTGAAAAATTCAAACAAGAGTTTGAAGACACAATCGCGACACTTAACGCTCGTCTTGATGTCGTGGAAACAAAACTGAACGACATCGGAAAACTGATGCGAGAGGTGCAGACGGGTGTCCGTCGCGTTGACCAAAAAACACATGTTGAGTGGAGCGGTCTTCGGGGTACGGTAGGTGACCTTCAGAAAAAGATTTCGGAAATCTCTGAACCGATTCGCAACATCACGCGCAATAACAAGGGATACAAAAAATGAGCGCACCTGACTTCAATGACATGGAAGAATGGATGATGTACGGCTATGAGCAGGGTTGGTGTGGTCCACCAGTATGCGCAATCCATGACGGTGTCCCAATGTCCGCAGGAGAAGAAGAGTCAGAAGACGAACCCTGCACCCACATCATTCGCTTGTACGAAGACCCCGATAATCGTGTAGCGGTAGAGTCAAATCACTCACCGTCATCATGGCGTGCAACCAACAGGGGTTGGGCTAAACGCGAAAACTGATTTACTTAGTTTTAAACTCTTCCCAAGTCTTATCACCAACACCAAAATACTCTCGCGCATAGCCCGCTTGGATAATGTCCGTGTTCAGGCAAGCCGTTTTGGGGTCATTCACTTTGTCTGACGAGAAGATGCGGGCAAGAATGCGACCATACTTGTCGTTTTTGTCGGGAATTGTGTTCACATAAACCCACTGATGGTTTGTAAGCCAATCAGAAGTGAATGATTTCGCTTTCAAACCGAGTTGTTTTTCCGCCGCATCTTTCGTTCGTGACTCGGGTGCATTCACACCATAAAGACGGACACGAATCTTGTGGTGGATATTGAATCCAAGGTCAATTATCAAATCAATAGTGTCGCCATCAATAACTTTTAGCGGTTTGGCACCGTACCAAAATCGTTCACTCATCTTTATCACCTAGGTCCTGTTTCATGATTGATGCATCTATTCGTCTGATACGGATATCGCTGATGTGGATATTCATTCTGTACCACAACGAAATTATGTAAAACCATAGACGAATAAACATTCGTCAATTATCTCACAAAATAAAGTTCTTCACTCGCTATTGCCATTGGAGCGTTTTTTGACTTCTTCATTTCCGCTGAAAGTTTGCAGAAACTGTTTGACCCATTCCCGTTTTTGCTCGGTGGTCATCGTCCAATAGTTTTTTGGAATGTTGCTATTTCGGAAGACGAAACGGTTCTTACTGTCAGCCATACATCACCCAACCACTATTATACGAAAAGAAAGTTGTTTAGAACCTGTCCTGTTGTTCTTGAAATAACGACCGCCAGAAATATGGTGAGAGCCGCCCATTTCATACAAATTGTCATCATCTGCTGTAATCATTCCCTCTATTTGTGAGCGCGACGAACCACGGAGACGCTTGGCAAGTTCGTCAGGCAATATTCCTGCCTTCTGTTTGGGAAAATCACCCCTCGCCAAAACAAAGGCGTTTTGCCCCCTTGTCTCCATTGCCAGAGCACCATGAACCGATTCGGGCATCATTGACTTGTGAGCCTGATACGCCGCCTCCTCCCCATGTCGGTCAAACCCACGCCCTGTGGCAAGATGTCCAAATACATCGTGAACAGCCCTAAATTTGTCGTTTGTGTCGTCATCCCAATATGGATGAGAACCAGTCACCGATGTTTTCATAACCTTCAGACGCTTGTTCTCAACAACATCTTTTCGCATTGAATGGAATCCGTCATAGGGGTCGTAGTCCACAAACTCTACGGTTATACCCATTTCTCTCAGCATTTCAAATTGACGCTCAACTTCTTCTTTGAGTTCGTCATACGCTTTCTTTGCTTTTTCATCAACCTCTGGCTGTAAGTCGTAATGGTCGGCAATTCGTTGTCTTTTCTCGGGCGCAACTGCTACAACATCACTGAAATCACCATTCAAATGTTTGGCAAACATTGGAATGGGCTCAGCCAATTGCATGGTCACATTCTCAGGACCAGTTCTATCCATATTCTTGGGTTCCACAATGGCGGGTTTGGCATTAGCGGCAGATGGTTTTCTCTTTGACCGCATCATTTCTACTATCGGGTCAAAGGTATACCAAGGAATCGTATCTGCCCCATCGCCATCGGTTGTCAAAAAAGCGTTGTCCCAGTCCTCTTTTTCGTTTGTTTCTTTAGCCCTCCACAACCTCTCAAGAAAAGCAATTGACTTTTGATTCTGCGCTTTACCCAACTCGTAAGCCCGTTCCCTGTTTTGTTCATTGTTCTCATAGATGTCAACAACATCAATATAAAACATCCCTTTCTCAACCCAAGCCCCAATCCCAACTTGCCTCGCACCCTCTAGCGGTTCGTCAAAAATTCTTTCCCCGTGATATTCCATCCATGCAATCACGCGGTCAATCGCATCCTCGCGAACCTCGCCATTTTCATCAAAAACCTTATCCATATCCACCGACATACCGTGCTTATTCCTGCCCACCGATATGCCTTGCTTAACATCCATTTTGAGATTTCTGTCTGCAGTGAAACCACCAGACTTTGCCTCAATTAGCCATTTGCGAACAACTTCCGATTTTTGTGGACTATCTTGTCTTAATTCAAATTTTTTTATACGAAAACTACGAAGACTGTTGATGGCATAACGAAGTGCGGTAACAAGGGGTGTTTTGTCCTCGTCACTACCCGGCATGGTGAACATTCCGTCACCATCTCCATCCTTGGGAAATTTGGGTTTTCCGCCAAGCGCAACACGTCGTATATTGCCGATGTTTAGTCCAAGAATTTTTATGCGAATTTCGTCAGACATCACAGTAATTATCCCATAAAAAGCGAAGCCCCCGCCTCAACCCAATGTTTCTGGGTCTTGGCGGGGGCGACGCTTTGAACGGCGTCAGCCGTTATCAGGCAGGTGCACCGTCAAACGTGACTTCGACGAACGCTTCCGGACGCTTGACAGCAAGCGCAAGGCGCTGCTCGGCAAGAATCACGATTGCGTTACGCACGAAGAAGTCTGCGTGCTGCTCGCTGATGCGGATGTTCGCCGTCTCGCGGTCGTAGATTTGCGCCGCGGTGCCGAATGCGCCGACAAGTGCGGTGCCTTCTGCGATTGCGGGTGTGTCCACAACAGGGATGCGCCACAGGCGAGGCTGACCACCAAGGGCGACCGACACAGCAACGAGGTACTGACCGTTGTCATCCTTGGACAGTTCAATGTCCTCCCAGTCGTTCGGGTGCATCACGACGCCCGTCGGCTCGTAGTACGCGAGGAACGAGAGCGTTGCCGCACGACGGATTGCATCCGCCTTGAGGTCGCCCACGCCACCTGCAGACCACGAGTAGGTCTGGATGCCGGTGGTGTTGAGAACACCTTCAAGGTTCTCGCCCGTTCCGTCACCGTTGAGGATTTGGGTGTCCTCAAGGAGGCGCAGACCGTACATCAGTTCGTTGTCGATGATGCTACGGAGTTGCGGCTCATCGGCAAGGACATTGCGGTGAGCGGCTTCCCAGTGAGCCATCGTACGAACCGGTGCCTGATGTCCAGTGAACTTCAGACCCGACTGCGGCTTGGTGGCGAACACTGCGGGCGAACCCGAGCGCTCAGCAACAGTTGCCGCGTTGTTGGTCGGAGGCGTCATGCCAGACGGGGAGGTGTAGCCGATTTGACGGAAGTACTCAATCACGGCAGCGTTGGTGGTGCGCTTCGGGAAGAGGTCGCGGACGCGACGGGTACGAGTCGGGGCAACGACCATCGGGTCGCGCTGGAACGTACCGAACTGCTCAACCGACGAAAGTGGCGACGCCGGACCAGTTGGCATACTCGTGAAGACATCCTTCACGTTGTACTCAAACGGGGCAGGCATGTTCGCGCCATTGCGACCTGACTTCAGGGACTTGAACTCCTCTGAAGCGAGGAACGCATCACCGATGCTCTTGATTTCACGCGAGGTCAGTTGCTGAACTGGCTGAGCGGCGGCGCTTGCGACCGACTCAGAGGCGGGCTGTGAAGCCCACTTCTCTGCATCGCGCATGCTCTCCATGCCTTCAATCAGGCTCTTGATTTCGCGGATGTCCGACATGTTGCGGTCGAACGCGCTCTTTTGTTCGGCAGAAACAACAACCGTGCCGTCTTCAACTTTGAAAGAGTCGGCGATGGTCTTGTTGTCTGTCATCTTTTCGCGAAGTGCGGTTTGCAGTTCGCGAAGGCGAATGTCATCAGACATTTGAATCCCTCCTGGGGAATGTGTTGGGTGGTTGTAATCGTTATACGACTTAGGTAAGCACCCAGTCACAGTAAACTATTCATCTACTGACAATACGAGAATAACATGTTTTGTTGTTATGGCTTGCAACTAAGAGAGTTTGTGTCGCCTGACAACATTTTGCGGACAACAACCATCAATAATCTTTACACCGTTTGTTCCATCGGTGAAATAGCCGTCTTTCTTGACTGATTTCACTTCCTTGGATGGATGGTTGTCGGGAACCAAATCAAAGTCCATTCGTGAACCGCGAGGCATCGGCTCATCCGAACTCATCGCCTTGAGAAAAGTTAATACACGCTTCTTGGCATCCGCCTCAGAACCAGCAATCAACCCGCGCAAATATACCTGCTTAACATCACGCAAATTAGTTTTGTAAGCCTGCTTCTTGACGGACGCATTATGTTTACGCACAAGAATCGCTAAATCATTGATAGTTTCACTGCCCACATTCGGCAAACGTTTTTTGGGTCGGGTAATCATTTTCTGTTGCATATCACGCAAACCATCAAAAGATTTCTTGCCGGTTCGCACACGAGGATTCTTCTTTGGCGACCTATCTGTCCGCAGACCCATAACCCTGTTGTAGTCAGAACCGTTAGAGCATGGCAACCAAACGGTTTTGCCGTCACTAGCCGTATATCGCCTGATTCCGATACACCCCAAGTTTCTTGCCCGCACACGAGCAGAATCAGGATTTTGAAACACATCGGGGTCGGTTGACCTACTCACACGATTAACGAAACTCTTACCCTCCATATTTGAATCAGGACAACAGTTCTCGGACTTGGCAGAAACAAGACCACCATCGGGCAAGGTTTCAATACCTGCAACACCTCGTTCCCGTAGGGGGTCAAACCGCTCAGTTGCCACACACGGCGCATAGTACTTGTGTCCACCAAAAATAATTGTCCGCACACCCTTGCACCCACGCTTGCGGGATGCTTCCTCTGCCATTGCACGAGTCTCGTACATTTCACCAGATTTTGATTCTGTTAGGGCAGCGCGATGCTCTAACTCTGTTCTGTGAACGCGAACACTTTTTGCTGATGCTTTACGCATCTCATTGGAGCCCTTGCGAACCGAAAGAAACTCATCGTGAGAGGCACATGGCATCCATGAACCGTCATGCTCATGCGCACCGCGGCAACCGAGTTGACGAGCAACCATGAGCGCTTGTTCACGGCTTACCTTCGGCGTATCGCCTTTTTCGTCCATTATTTGTCTTTCGCAGAAACTTGGTCTTCTGATTTTTCTTTTGGTTTGGGTTCGCGTCGGAGAGCCTGTGCAACAAGCGTTTCAGGCATCGGACCTTCTACGGTCATCCCGCGGTCAAGGGCGACGCTTAGTTCCTGTTTTGTTATTTTTGAATTTTTGTATTCATCTTTGAAAGCGTCAACCAGCCCTTTAGCATCTTCGGTGATTGCGCGAAAGGTTGTTCCAACATCCGATGTTGTGGCGACGAAATACGGCTTGTCTTCGCGGTTTCTGACGATGAATGAAGTTTTCATTTAGGTCTTTCCAATGGTCTGTCAAACGCTGTGCGGACAGTGTTTAAATAATACCACTAACCAAAAGTGGACAGATTGTAACTATTTTTTTTGGTTGTCTTCTTTGAGTTTTTTTAGGGCATTATCAATATCTTCTTTTGATGCCCCTTCTTTGAAGTTAATCTCTGTCGGCGACATTCCCGTCTTCAACATATCCATAGCCTTTTGACGCGTGGAGAACATGTCCCTATATTCTTTGGCTTTGTCAAAACTTTTTTCTTGGGAACCACTAGCGAAATAGCGTCTCCACTCAGTCTTTCCCGTTACAACCACAACCTCCAAAAGTCTTGGCTTATCGCCATCGGAAACCACTTGTATAAGGTAAGGGAAAGCCATAACCAAATCCTATCTTACGGATTGAACTTCCGCACCAAGTCTGTTTGATGCGTTCTCAGATATTCCAACCGTTCTGCCACTATTGTGCGAAGGGCATCAAGGTGTGCTGTTTCGGCGGGAGTAAGTTTCATTCCCGCTTTCTGCAAATCCTCTTGATTCAGTATTGTCTGAAGTTGTTTTTCTAGAACTCTGACAGAACGTTCAACAATCCGTGCGAATCGCTCTCGCTGCTCTTGTGACTGATGACGGAATCCAAGATTTCTCAAACCAGAAATACCGTCGTTTGGTTCCATCTGATAACCGGCAATGCCATCACGCTTGAGCCTGCGTCTATGGTTCTCAACTTCCTCCCTCCACTGTTCAGGTGTTGGCGCCAGCCTGTCTCGCTCTTCCACCTCACCCCTTAGCCCCCGTCCGTAACCAATCAAGCCGTGGTCAATCAAACCTAAACGAACCTGCCCATTTTGGTCAATGTTGTACATAAAGTTTCCGTGATGTCGGTCATTGTTTTTGAAAACAAAATCCAAAACGGCGATTCGTGCCGCATCTTCGGGGGAAATGTCTGACGCTCTGGCTTTGGCATCAAAACCCATCTTTGCCACATCTGCCCATTCCTGCTGTGGTACCACAGCGGCAGGATTATCCCAATCCATGATGCCGCGCATCATCATCCATCTATGCCGTTTTCCTGTAGCCATGTCTGTGACTTCGGCACCGACTCTCAAATGCGCTTTATCGTTTCCAAGTTGCAATGCTTCGGCGGCTCTCATGCCGATTGCTTCCAGCATTCCACCGTTGTGACCGTATACAGTCGCCTTCAAAAACCAAGTTTCTCCAGTTCTCTTATCCCTAACTTTGACAACATCCCAAACTCCGTTACCCCTACCGTCTTCTTTGATGAGTTTGAACGAAAAACGAGCATTCTCCACCTCGCCACCTTTTACCATAAAATGGCTGAACCCTTTTGTTTGTAAATCCTCTTTTGTTATCTTCGCATCGTTGTCATAATGCTTATCACCAACAGCAACCAAATTCTCATCAAGCATCACATCAACAATGATTTCGTCTGCGACAGCATCAAGGGCGACACCTTGGTTTCCTTGATGAACAGCCTTAACACCGTCGTCATATTTGGTGATTTGAGGGCTCAGTGGTCTGCGAATCGGAGAAGGCTCGTTCGGAATCAGGGGACCAACACCGTCATAGGGTTGAGACTCTGGAGCAAGTGGAGCATCATCTAGGTGCTTGTCGTAGCGCTCAACAAGTTTCTGCAACGCACGAATCTGTATTGCATGGTCGTTGAGATTATTTATAAGCCGTTTGATTTCTTTCTGCTCTTCTTCGGGCAAACCATCCAATTTTTTCCCTTCATGACGCTTCAATTTTTCGTCAAGAATCGCCTTTGCCGCACGATAGCCTTCTGTCCACTGCTCAACAGCATTATCCATGCGATTACGTTCCTGTCTAATCGCATTCGCTTCGTTGTTTTGAATAAAGTTGTCGCCGTGTTGTGCGTAGTCGCGCTCCAGGTCTTGAGCCTTTTTCTGAACATCTGCCCTCAAAGCCTCTCGGGTTATCCCGTCTAGGGCTCCGCCACGAGGGATGATTCCCTCTCCAGCAACTTCCCCACCATCAAGTTTGCCGACCGCCTCGCTCGGACTCGGTGCTTCCATGACCGGCAACTCTGGTGCCTCCACCAAAAACCCGTCCTGCTTTTTTCTTTCGGCACGAGCAATCAGGTTGCGTCTGCGAGCAATATCGTGTTGCAGCCGAGCAACCGCTGCCAAATTCTCGTTCTTCCGTCTCGCCCCTAGTTCTCCGCCACGAGTTGTGCGTCCCTGTCGCATACCTTTCATAAGTTTTTCAACATCTCGCTGATGGTCAAGGATGATTTTTCTTAACCCTTCAACGAACCTATCTACATTTTCATTGCTTCTCAATGCAGCGATTTGTTGGGCGTCCATGGGTTTGAGTCTTTCCGCAACGACATCAGCATTAGCAAATTCTTTTTTAATAATGTTGCGTTCACCGTCATCCAATTGACGCCATCCTATACCAATCGCATTGATAAGTTCATCAGCAGAGTTCGCCCTGTTCATCAACGACTCCTCGGGCTCGGGAGCCTTCGGCGCTTCATTTTTCTTCAAGTCGGCAATCTGATTATAAATCTGTCTTCCTCGGGCATTAAGTTTCCCTGAGCCGTCATAAAACTGACCCAACGCAGCCTCAATCTTTGCCCTGTCCTCATCACCTAAGCCGTTGCCTTGTGTGTCTCTCCACCAAGGGCGTTCAAACAAATTTGGGAAATCTTTTTCTTCTCGGTCAATATCTTCTGCAATTTTTTTTATGTCATCAAGAGCCTTTTGAACTTTGCGAACCTCTCCATCCAACTGTGTTCCCGGCATGAATGGTGGCAACGGCGGCTCATTGGGCAAATCAAATTCTGGTTTGCCTGCTTGTGGCTTTTCTGGTTTTTTTCGGTTCCGAGGAGGTTTGATTTCACCTGCATCGCGACGACGCTCCAACTCTTGGTTCACAACTTTGCCGCGATTATTGATGTTGTTGTCGCCATCGTAGTAGCGACCGAATCTGCGTTCTAGTTCAAACTTGTCATTACCGTCATATTTGTCGTCTCGCCAATACGCGCTCTTCGGTAGACCGTTCTTCGGGAAACGATTATTTACATTACGGAATGAACGCTCATCAGGCTTGCTTTCGCCAGGAGCAAGTTCAACCATGTCTCCGTCTAGGTCTATGTCTTTGGGTGATTTTTCTTTCCCTTTGAAGCGTCTACGCTCCAATTCTCGATTGACGAACTTGCCACGATTATTGATATTGTTGTCAGCACCGTAATAGCGTCCAAATCGGCGCTCAAGTTCTGCTTTCACTTCGCCTTCGGGAAAATCTTTATCGCGCCAATAAGCAGTATCGGGTAGACCGCCTGCCGGGAAACGATTGTCTACATTGCGGAATGAACGCTCATCTGGCGCACTCTCACCTGGTGCAAGTTCAAGTTCAACCATATCATCGGTGAGGTCAATTCTCTCTGTCGGCTTCTTTTGCGTACCTGCTGATACGGATTCACCACCCGGTTTACGGGTAGCACTTTCCTGTGCTCTTTGCTCAGAAGCCCGAACGCGACGCTTACGCGGACGACGAGGCTTCACCTCTTCGGGTTTCACATCTTCATCAGTGCGCGGCGCACCAGGTTCTTCAAGTTCGCGTCTTACACGCCTGCGTTCTGATTCTCTTAAACCTTCGTCACGAGCATCAGCATCCGCATCTGCTCTACGCCTTCGCCGTTTTGGTGCAGGAGTGCCATCATCTGAAGTATCGCCTACGCGACCGGCACCAGGTCTGGTCGATGTCGTATCAGGGGTTACATCCGCTTCGGGTACATCGCCTTCCTCGCCGTCACTACCGTCAAACCAACCACGGTTATCGCGCTCCCAGTAGCGACGCCCATTAGGGTCAAGAACCCCACGCCAACCGCGACCAAGTTGACCGCGTGGTTTACGCTCATTGCGTACACGACGCTTCCGTGGAACAGTTGGTGTTTCCGTACCGGCTTCAGCGCCTCCCTCAAGACGCTCAGCGATACCACGCAAACCTCTCTCAGCGCGACCCGCTTCAACATTTCTTTGCAAGCGACCCAACATTCTGCGGTTGCGCTTAGACACACGACGCCCCCTGCGTCGGTCATCAACATTCTCCAAACGCTCACCAATGTTCGTGATTGCATTGGCGATACGTCTTGCTACACCCCAACCACAGTTACGACCAAAACGGTCAGTTATTTGCCCACCGTACCGTGTTCCGACTGGACAACGCCACCCACCGCGCCTGCCAATCCCGGGAATGGAAAGGCTCGGGTCCCACATAGCACGAACACCTTTTACACCGTAAGCGAAGGTCGTTTTATCAACTTCCGATTTGAAACGGTACGCCTTGTACTGGATTTCGTTATTCGTCAGCATTTAATTGTGTGTTTCGGTCAGCAATTATTTTTATTGTTTTGGATGCTTTTAATAGTTTTTGTTTTTCTTCAAAATCTTTTTCTGTGAACTCATTGGTGGAACTGTATTCTCCATCAAGGGTGAACACTCTCCACATAACATACTCAACACCAAATTTGGGGTCAACAATATATGATTTTGTTTCAGCGGATGAATCAATCAGATAGGTGAGAACTATCTCAATATGTTTCGGTGACGTTCCGTGCAGGACAATATCTCCTGCGTTGTTCTTATAGATGACTTCTCCTTCCGCGTTCGGATAGAAGTAATCACCAAAAGTTAAATGTCCGTACTCCATGGGATTATGCCTCTTTGTTCATTCGTGTTTGTGACTCCGATTCATCATCGTCCTATTTTCTTAAGGAAAGTATCTCTCTTCAGGACAAGTCGTTCATGTCGTTCCTTGATAACTTTGTAAAGGAACTTTGCTTTTGCTCTTGCTGTGGCATTCTTGAAATTTTTTTGTGCCTCTTTAATGAACTCGGCTTCTCCGCCAGCGATGGCGTCACCAACGGTCTTTATTGCGTTGTCGTACGCATTGATTACGGCATCCTGAATTCTTGTTTTCAACTCAGGGGACGCGTTTCTAAGGTCATCGTCTAAGTCGTTCCAGAATCTTCTGTCGACGCCATTTCCATTTCTGAGTGGGTCACCTATTCCTTCCATTTTATAAACCTTTCCCGCCCAACCTAGGTCAAGTGGGATGACATGAGCCGCAACATCACCATTCGGTAACTCAACACCTTTAGCCATGCCATTTCCGTCATGACGGTCAGATACGGCTAAGATATAATTCAAGAGTTCTTGATTTAGGCGCGCCGCATACATGTTCGGCTTTAGTTGTTTCGGAACTTTTCTCTTGACGTTCTCTATGTGATAATTACCGCCTAAGTTGTTTTCCGACATTATATTGTTGCCGTCTGGCACGTCGTTAAACGCAAACGGAATCATTATAAATTTCTTACCTTTCTCATTTTCTCCGTCAGCGACCGCACCACCCTTGATGATTCCAACTTGATGAGCCAGATTCCACCCAACCAACTCGCCAAGATTGTCTTCGGCTTTTGATGCCTTAAAAACGATTCCGCGATTTGTTGGTTTGCCAGCAGCGTCTCTCAATACAAAAAGACGAGTATCGCCGATAATCCCGCCGTTTTTAGATAGTTGTCGGAACCGCTTGGTCTTATCTGTCTCTTTGCGACTTGAGTTTCCTTCAATGGCAGCCCGCCAATACTCGTGCGGAACTTCGCGGAGGTCGCCGCCATCCTTCACGAAATTAATGGCGTCAAGGGCATTTTTTATTTTGGGGTTCTTGATTTCTTTATATTTGCCCATTCCTTTTCCTTGACCGAAATCAATTCCCAAATCAAATTCAGGAACAACTTTTGCTTTAAACGGGTTACCTATTTTTATGACCGTTTCGGCTTCCAAGCCGACAGGCTTTACCCCTGCGTCTCTTTCATCCTGTCTTTCCTGCAAGAATTTTTCTACATATTCATCTATCCTTTTTTGTAACGTATTTACTCTTCGTGCATTGATGTCCATCATTGCTTCGTTAATTGCCAACCGTTGCAACAGTTCGGCTCTTCTTGCCTCATTAGCGTTTTCCAACTCATCAAGATACTTGTCTCGCTTTCTTATGCGAGACTTAATCTCTTCCTTCATAAAGTCCAAACTTTCGTCTGCCAGTTTTCGCATCTCTGCAACTGCGTCGCTTTGGTTTTGTTCATTTTCAAGTCGCTCTGCTGCTTCGTCAAAACGTTCTTTATCCTTCTGCACTGCTTTCACGACATTTTCGTTTGCGATTGCTTCACTGTATTTCCTGCGCATCTGCGCTTTTTGATTAGAGTCAAGTTCGCTACCAATCAGCCTCTCGTATTCTTTTCCGATGTCATTTACTGCTCGGTCGGCATCAATTTCGCGACCAGCATTAACCGCTTGGGGCGGAGTTGATTCCGTTTTGGGCGGCGTTGAATTTGACAGGATGTCTGCAAGTGCGGCATTTTCTGCCTCCAACCTCGCAGCCATTCGTATATTGCCTTCCATGTCGGAAATTAAATCCATCCGGTCCCTAGTATCATCCATTTCCTTAAGTTTTTTCATTTTGTTACGGAACACTCGGAGATTCGCTTTGATGTTATCTTCGTTTCTTGCAATTAGTTCTCGCACCAATTCGTCGCCACCACGGAGGCGCACTTCTTGTATGAGTCTGTTTTTGTCTTTATCTTCAAAATCTTTACGCCCCTCTATCACCGCAATATTTAGTGCTCTTCGTTCCAGTTCCCGGTTGTGTGGCTTGAGTAGCGGTTGTACATCATCAAGAATTTTTTGAATCGGGGAATCTGAATCAAAAATTTGTGGGTTTGTTGGGGAGTTGCCTTCCGCTGCGTTGACGTTCGCAAGTGCTTCCCTTGCTTGGCGCACTCTTATTCTTGCAGCATCTAAATCTCCTACGTTTCGCGCCATTTCCTTAGCGGCTTCGTATCTTGCTCGCAATGGCAAGACTTTGTTTTGTGCAATTTTGAGTGCAGTATCCTGCTTTTTCTTGATTTGTTCTATTTCCCTCAAACCCTGTTGTTCTAATCCTTCTGCAAAAGCCCTGACTCGGTCTCTCATCCTATTCCACTTTGGCGAGTTCGCCGTTTCCCCTGATACTCTCATCAGTCTCGCCTCACGCTTAAGAACAGATTCCTTTTCTGCTCGTCTCGCAATGTATTCATTAATTAAATCATTCGCTGCTTTTATCTCTGGTTCTGCGCCCCGCCGTCCGCGGCTCATGCCAAGTGCATCCATTAGTTCGTCATTGGCTTCTATTCCAGCCACATCCAAAATGCTCTCCACATGTTGAGCATCAAATTCTGCGTCGGCGATGTTTCTTTCCTCCACATCTGTCGGCTTTTTCGGCAAAATATTGTCGATAGCGTCTGCGCCAGGGAGTTTGTCCACGCGGTATTTGAGTTCTGCTTCAATGTTCTTTTTGATTGCCTCACGTTCAGCAGGGCGGATATCCCAATCTTTCATGAATTCGTCATTGTTAATTCTTTCCAACTCGGTAATGAGTTCGTCGTCGGTGAGTAAAGCAAGTTCTTTGTTGCCTGCGATGTTTCTGTTTTCACCCCTACCTGCACCACCAATCATGCGGTTGCGTGGTCTCCTTCTGCCGTAGTCAATCGTCCACATCCGCTTCTTCTTCTTGGGCTTTTTCGGTTTTACAGGCTTATCAACATCAGGCTTATCGGCTGACGGTTCCTTCTCCTGAACGGGAGGCTTCTTGCGGACACCGGATTGACGGCGACGCTTCTTAGCGGGAGTCGGAGGCATGAAATCGTCAGGTGCTTCACCCTTGCCCTTCTTGCGCCAAGCATCATCAAGATTGCGCTTGTTAATGTCGTACCATTCGCGACGGGTTAGGAATCCTGCGCGACCGCCACGCTCACGAATCTTGCGCACGTTTTCCGCGTACTCATTGTATTTGCGGTTGACGTAGCCTGCGTAGTCTTCGGTTTCATTGGGTCCGCCGACGGGTTTGGTTACATCGTTGCGTGCTTCGCCTTGTGGTCGTTTGGCGGGTTTGCGTGCATTGCGGGGACGCTTGCG